CGATCAGGTTTCGAGCGCCTTGGTTAACGCTTTTGGCATGAACGTGGGCGGCGAGACCTTCGTCGCGATCGCGAACAGCTTCGATGACTATTCTGAGGACTCTCCTGTATACAAGGAACAGATCGCCGGGATCGGCAGCCTCGCCGAGGTCCTCTGCGAAGGCTTGACGAATGACCGCGTGACGACCGCCGACAACATTGACCTGTCATCACAGCGCGAGGTCATGGTGGTCACGGTGAACACTGGCGCCACGAACAAGACGGTGGGCCTGCCGGCGTTGGCTAATGCGAGGGTGGGGCCCTTACATATAGTCAAAGGCGATTCGGGTGCCGGCCAGGTTATCATTGAGCCAGACGGCGCTGAGGAAATCGCAGGATCAGCCTCAATCACACTTTCGAGTCAGTACGATTCAGCCACGATATGGCCAGCGGGCACATTCTGGTCAACCTGAGAGGAACAGCAAGATGACCTTCTTTCGCGTGAAGAGCAAGATGTCGCTCCGCAAGACCGCAGGGGCCTCCATCGGAGAAGATCCGACCAGATGGGGCGCCGAGGTCCTGAAGTCCGTGGCGTCGAGCCACCCCTACGTCGAGCTTTCGTCCGCGAACGTGAAGTTCACGCAGTCTGACCCATCCAAAGGTAGCGCCTCGGGGTGGGTCGACATCGGCAACAAAATCGCGCTCGCGTTCACGATCCGCCGCGACGGTCGCACGAACGACATCAAGCTCGACCCGGTCGACGTGATGTACGACGGCGAGCAGATGAGGTCGCTGCGCGAGTCGAGCTACATGCGGGCTATGGCCGGCGACGGCGTGGGTGACCTGTTCCCTCATGGGCGCAAGGGCGACAGCTACAGCCCTGAGGCCCCCTCGAACCAGTACATCGGCCACCTGACGGGCGACGTGACCCCGCTCAACATCGTCCCGACGCCAGGCGCAGCGGGCGGGGCGGGCTTCGCCAAGGGCGCCTCCATCAACAAGGAGGCCGGCTGCGGGCACGAGTACGACCAGCTCGAGCGCGTCCTGATCGGCTACCCTAGCCTCGTCCGCGTCGCCAAGTCGTACGGCCTCGACCCCGCGCTTTATGCGCTTCGGCCGCGCCTCGACGCCCCCGAGGTCACGAGGATGCCCGACGTGGTGATGCTCACACCCGGGCCAAGCGGCACCTTCTACGCGCACACGCCCGACGGCGAGCGCCTCGGGATCAGCGGCCGCGACCTGCGTGAGCTCATCGGCGCCGAGGCCGACACGAAGATCGCCGACATGATGCGCAAGGGCTACGTCATGATCAGGCAGTTCCCGGCCAACGCCGCCGTCGAGGTGCCGCTCCCCACCAAGGCGCCGATCACGATCAAACACCCAGGCTACTACAAGATCGAAGGGATCCCCTGCGTCGTGTCGACGCAGGTGATGTCGTTCGACGGCAATGTGGCTTCGAGGGTCAAGGCGATTTCGTACCACAACCGTGAGCTCGTCTCGCACTCAGCGAAAGGGGTGCGCTGCGAGTTCAACCCCCGCGACGTGCCCACCATGGGCAAGCCCACGATGGGGGCCAACGGATGCTTCATGGGTTCGCAAAACCACCTCCCAGTCTTCTCTCCGACCGTCGTCGTTGAGTCGATCGTGGGATCGCCCGACGGTCACATGACCTACATCGTGCGTCGCAAGGACACGCTCGAACGCTGCGCCCTGATCCCCGTGGGCGAGCTCATTCGCCCTCGCGAGTCCCTCGACCCCTTCCATGACCTGGGCGTGCCCAAGATACCTGTCTACTACATCCCGGTGAGCTGGACGTGGATCGACATCGAGGGCCCCATGGTCGCCGAGGATCCTACGGCGAAGCAGAAGCTCAGGGAGTCCGCCGTCGTGACCCGATCAGGGCCATTGTCGTGGTCTCTTAGCTCCAAGGGGGGCGTCGAGAGCTTCTCCGACACTGGCGCAATGCGGATCAAGCTCGCGAGCATGGGCGCGAACGACCACGCCATCGACTACGCGTCGGGCCTGAGCTACGGTCAGTCGGCCACGATCTACGGTGTGACACCGGCCCCGACCAAGATGTCGCTCAAGGTCGCTTCTCAGCGCCCCGAGCTCAACGACCGGATGCGTGCTGCACTCGCCATGTTCAAGGTCGCGGCCTCCGAGGTCGCCGAGGGCATGGACTCCGCCGCCGAGCAGGGCGCCACGCCCGATGAGCACTCGATGGACGCGATCCTGTCCATGCAGTTCGTTGGTGACGAGCACCTGGCCGACATCGTCGAACGCTCGGATGTGTTCGCAGAATGTGAGGACTCCATCGCGCGTTTGCTCTTGGCGGCGCGTATGGGCGAGGAGTCGCTCGACGACTCAGGGCTTGCCCGCGCCCTGCGCGGGATGGGCTCGGTGGGCGACTCGATTCAGGAGCTCAAGGTCAACCTCGCCGACAGGGGTGCAATGTGAACGCGATGATCAAGCTGGCCCAGATCATGGGCCAGCCCAACACCAAGCCGCCAAGCAGCGGGGCGCAAGCCATGCGCCCTCGGCCGGTCGGATCGATGGCGCCGTCCCTGAATCCGAATGCACACACGCCGGACATGACCAACACGGCGACCAATGTGAAGCTCAAGATGAAGATGGCGAACCCGTTCAACAAGAACCCGCCCTCGACGCCCATGATGCCAACGAACCAGCAACCCCAAGGCATGGTTTGAACCCTCCTGTAGACCCAGCTTGGCGATACAAGACGATGTTCGCGCTCGAGAACCCCGGGGAGGCCCCTGCGGATTTCGCCGAATACGCGGCACACCTACGCGAAGAGCATGATGATCCAATGGCCGCGCTGGGGGGGTGGAGGCCGAACGAGGCGACGCGCTTCATCAGGGGGAACCCTGAATGCAGGGCCACGGTAGAGCAGCTCCTCTATGAGAGGGCGCCACTGAGCCTGATCAAGGACTCGATCGCCCACCGCTTCAAGGCCTTCTACAGCGAAGAGGAGATCGACGCGTACCGCGCCCTGTACTGGGACGTGGACTCCATGACGGGCGTCCAGATCGCCCAGCACCTCCAGCAAAGCAAGCAGCTTCACCTGATGCCGAAGAAGCCCTCCATGCAGGGGCGCTTCAGGGAGGCGTATGTTGCCTTCGAGGCTGGGTATGCGGAGTCGCTCGACATGGACGCTGCGATGCGTCACATGTTCGCGCGCAACTTCTTCGAGTCGGAGAAGGTCATCCGCGAGCTGGGCATAGCGGGCATCGATCTCTCGGTGAAGCTGCAAGGGGCCGCGACGTCCATCTACAACTCACTCCAGAAGACGGCTACGTCATCCGGCGCGGCCAAAAAGCTCCCGCAGGCATTCGACGTTGAGATCGAGTACATGGACTCGACGGCAATACCCCAAGACATGGTGGCTGGATATGACCCGGAAGAAGACGATGGCTCCGCCCTTGCCCCGGGGGAGTATGAAGCGATTAAGCAAAGACTTGGCAATACCGAGCCCTGAGCCAAAGAAGACTGGCAAGTCGCTCGAGGATCAACTTGATGCTCACGGCCTGCCCGGTGACGACGTGTTCTCCCAGGACGACTACATCGACATTGGAGCCGAAGATGATCCGTTCAGCTAAAGGGGTCGTACTCCTGATTCATGTACGCAATGATCCGGGCGTAGATCGCCGCCTCGAGGGTGTCTTCGTTGCCAGCCTTGACGTAGACGAGCGTGTCGTCGCCCCTGAGCTCGGTCCTGACGTTTTCGATGTCCTGCGTAAATGTCGGGTGAATCGAGCCGTACGCGGGGAAGTCGATACGTCCCCTTCTGAGGTCGCGGATCCACGACGAAAAAGCCACCGACTTGTTCGCCGTAAGTCGCGGAGCCTGACCGTGCTTCTGTGACCATGACACCTCCTTCGACTTCGGGCTTGCCCACATGTTCGTGGTCACCTTGTCGACGCCGAAGGCGAGCGAGATATCCTCGTTCAGGCCGAATCCTCCGCCGAAGTCGCAGTGCGCCTTGGTCACCTCAAAGCGCCTGAGCACGTTGAGTATCTCAGGAATGCAAACCGAGGGGTTGCACTGGGCCCCCTCCCACTTCTGGAAGTACAGGTAACGCGTCTTCCCCTTGTAAAGCTGGCAAACCGCAATCGCGGTTGCCGCCTCGCCATGGCCCCAGTCGATGCCTGCGTAGCAGGGTGCGGTGCGGTGCTGAGCAAGGTACTCATGCGACATGGGCCTGCTTGAGTCACAGGCCTGCGCGATCATCGCCTGGGTAATGGGCTGCTCTGCGGAGTCGGCGGACAGCCCGAACACCTCGTTCAGGAGCTTATCCTCCGGGTAGTTTTCGAACTTGTAGAGCAACTCGTCCCACTTGTTCTGGTTGATGTGGCTGATCTTGGCGTGCAGCTGAGATACATGGAAGCCGGCCACCCTGGACTTCGGGTTCATGGCCACCCACCTGCCATCCAAGACGTCGAGCGGCGAGCCGCAGTGGTGGCACACCGGGCCGTGCTTACCGATGTTTCTGATCCCGAGGTTGATCCACTTGACGGGGCTGTGGTGCCTGCAAGCTACCAAAAACTCGCGCTGATCGCTCTTGACCCACGCACGGTGGGCGTCGTTGGCAAACGACTTCGGCGTGCCTGACAGCAGCTTCCTCGAGTGCTCGACGGCAAAGCACACGTTGTCGATGACGGGCTCGATGAGGTCGAGGTTCAGGTCCTGAATCTCGTCGTAGTGGATGAAGTTGATCGACGAAATGCCGCGAATGCCGTCCGCCGAGTTCCTCGCCCACTTCATGTACAGGCGCCCGCCCCCTCGGAACTCCTTCTCGTAGACGTTGTCCGCACCCTCTATCTGGCTCATGATGATCGCTGACGACTTGATGGTTGGGCCGATCTTGTCGTAGCTGTACTTGCGAACCTGATCCTCATACGGCGCGACGTAGAGCACACGGTGCCCCGGGTGGATCACCGGGATCGTGACCGCCTCGCCGGCGCCGCCTTGGCTCTTCCCGACCTGGCGTGAACACAACCATACCCGGCGCGTCGCGCTATCGTCGTGCATCCCGGGAGCAAATCCCCTCCCCTCGTAGTTGAAACGAGTGTTCTCATCGATCCAGATGGCATTCGCCATCCACGTTGACAGCCTAACGCCCAAGCTTCCTCACAGTATGGCGAGATGCCACTTCGACGGGAAATTGCTGACGACCGGTTGCCTGCATCCGAGGGGGAGACACCCCACCCGAGCTCGAGCCCGACGTCTGAGGTGACGCCATGACGAAGCTATACCCGCCAGCCGCAGAGCCGATGCGTGACTTCTTGAGCTTCGCCCCGGAGCGCTGCAGCCGCTCTCTTTTTTTGCGCGCCAGTCGGACCTTGGCTTTGTTCTGCTGGCGGTACATCCTCGAGCGCTCGCGCTCACGGGCGGTCGACAGCCTAGCCACCTTGATCATGGCGTTCATTTGGTCGACCTCGGGTGGCTCGCAGGCAGCAAGTCGTTGTCGTTGACGTACTTGGGGTTCTTGGGGGAGCCGGTCCTGAGCAGGTGCAGGAATGCATTAACCCGACCCATCGACCACTGGTTGCGGTTCATGCCGGGCCTGTGGCTCGAGCTGAACGCGCCCGCTCCGCGGCGGTAGACGGCCTTGAGCGCTCCGATGTCAACCTTCTTGTCCTTGTCCCCCGTGGCGTTGTTGTGCTCCTCCACCTTGCCACGCAGCGACTTGTCCGTGGAGAGATCCAGCTTGATCCCGCCCTTTGAGCCCTTGGCGCTACCAGGCTCGTTGCGTCCCGAGCCGGAGATACGCTCGTGAGGCTCAGCGGGCGTCTTCGGGTCGGAGGCCACCTTGATCATGGCGTTCATTTTGTGGCTCCTCGTCAAGTATGCACGAAAGGGTTATTTCGAGATCGGGCACGACGGCGCTTGCCATAGTGATCATACCGTCGTCGAAGACAATAAGCGACAGCATGCCAACGCAATAGCGCCTACCTTCGCTACAAAACCAATACGCTACGGGATCACGATCGCCGGCAATGAGATACATCTGCGGCTGGTTGTCGTACATCATCTTGAACAATCGAAGATGTCTACGAGAGAACGTTTCGCGCTCGAAGGGCGACATGCCCGAGTACCACTCCATATCCCCCGAAGCATCCCACCTCATCATTTGATGACGCCCCCATCCTCAAGGGAGTTCAACACCTCAGTGACCTTGGCCTCGACCCTGTCTCGGGGCGTGATGTCGAGGCGCGCCACGTACGCGACATTCGTCTTGCCATCGGCCGTCTTCGCCAAGATGTAGATCTTGTCAGCGTCGATGCTACTCGACCCCATCGAGCTGATGAGGTCGTTGGCCTTGTCTTCGAACGTCATATCTTCACCACTTCTTGCAGGACCAGTACCTAGCCTTCCACTTCGGGCCCGGGCTGTCGCAGTTGTGCCGGGCCCGGAAGTTCTTCTTCCGGCCAGGCTCATTCTTGCGGATCCTCATGTTCTGGTCGCCAAAGCGCACCGTGACCACATTGCCTTTGTCGTTCTTGACCCGCACCTTGAACTTCTTCGTTGGGTGGTCGGGGGTGCGAATGGGGCTGTTGAGCTTCTCGGCGAGCTTGATCATACCGTTCATAAGCGACCCGTTGCAGCCCTACGAATAGCATTGAGCTCCGCGCCAACGCCGCCCGCCATCGTGCCAAGCGCCCCACCGGCAACAACAGCAGCGGGTGAGCGCGCCGCGGCGCCAAGCGCCGCGCCGCCCGCGCCCACGCCGAGCAGGGCTGCTCGGTCTTGGCTAAGCGCCGCCTCAAGGTCCTCCTCTCGAACGGCATCGTCAATCATCCGGCCCAGGGTCGCGTGGTACAAGAGCCCAGACGCGGCCCCCACCGCGGGCACATAAGAGGGTACTCCCCACTTGGCGCCTGGCGCTGAGAGCAGGAGGGCCCCGCCGCCTACGCGCCTGACCATGGCCTCGCGACGCATTCTGTCTCGAGCGTCTAGGTTGGCGACCTTCCGCGCGCCGCCAAACGCGGCCCTGCGGGCGGCATTCAGCTCGGCCCCAACAGATCCGGCAGCCAGACCAAGCCCGCCCCCCACGACACCACCAAGGACAGGAACGCCAACGCCAAGGCCGGCACCGGCCGTCAATAAGCCTCCTCCCGCCGCGCCCGCGAGCTGCACCGCGCGGGCCTCGCGCAACACAGCCTCCGCATCCTGCTCGTCGATGGCGTCGTCGATAAGGCGACCAAGTGTGGCGTGGTAGGCAAGGCCCAGCCCCGCACCGGCAAGCGCACCAGACGCCGGCGACCTGATATTACTCACCGGCCCCACCAAGGCCCCCGCTGCGACGCGTCGGGCCAGCGCCTCACGGCGCAGTCTTTGCTTTGCCGTTGTCTCTGCGATCTTAACCATGCCGTTCATTTCTTCTTCTTCCTTTTTCCTGCGTAGTGAAGCATCGCCAGTTCGTTGCCCAGGCCGCCAGCTCGGTCCCCGAGCAGCGCACCTTGGGCCGCGCCGCCCACTGCGCCACCAAAGGCTCCACTTGCCGGCATACCATAAACGCGGCCAATGTCGGCACCGATGGCGGCCCCTCCGACAGTGCCCAGCCCCGTGCCCGCAGCAAGTCCGCCGCGGTAGACCTTGCGGCCCGTCTGGAGCGCCTCGTCGACATTGCTGTCGTCGATGCTGTTGTCGATCATCTGGCCAAAGGTCTGATCGTAGAGGAGGCCGCCCCCGCACCAAGCGCCATGCCGCCAAGCGTTGGGCCATTCTTTCCGCCCATGCCAGCCTGCATGCCAAAGGTCAAGCGACGAAGCCTGTTGTGCCTACGAAGCTCATCCCGCTTGTCACTCTTTTTTGCCTTGGCGACCTTAATCATGCCGTTCATTTTTTTCTCCAGTTGCTGGGCGGCTCGACCTTGGCGCCGGCACCAAGGCCCAAGCCCGAGAAGGGTGAATCGTTGCGATCTGAAGCGTAGCCCGCGCCGACGCCCTCCTTGATCGTCCTCTTAATATGCCCGAGACCCATTCTCCTTGCCCAGTCCTGCGTCTGGTAGGGGAGCTGATTGGCGCCCGGAAGCTCTTCGGTGAACTTGATCTGCTGGCGCCCGGGGTTCGAGCGGTTCCAAGAGACGATTTTCGGCCGGGTCTCCAGATCCCCAGCGATGTAGTTGCTGTCGCCCGGGTCCGTGATCCGACACATCTCGGTGAGCATCTTCACAGGCATCTCGAACGTGCGACGGTCGAGGTTAACGCCGGCCGACTGGTACGTCGCGTGGAGGTCATCTCGCACCTGACGCTGCACCGCAGCCATGCCCCTGAGCTTGAGAAGCTCCTGAGGCTTGACGATGCCGCTCGAGATCTTGTCGCCCTTCTTTACCTGGTCGCCAACCTTGACCAGCATCTTGAGCTTCTCGCCCACGCGATGCTGCTTGCCTGCGATCATCACGACGAAGCCGCCAAGGCCTGTCTTGCGGATGGAGTCGACGCGGCCCGTCACCGTGGCGAGTGTGGCCTTGCCCTTGACGTTGTCGGGCATATTCAGGATGTCCACAGCACGGTCGAACGCGCTCGCAAGGCCACTGTCGGCTGTCGCGACGCCGCCCGAGTGGAAGGCTTTCATCGGGAGCTGGATCGAACGCTCAGTGATGGCTTGCGTTTCGGACAGGCCGATGAGCTTGCCGATCGCCGGGTAGTTACCCGTCTCGTCGTAGCCAAAGCACTTCGCGCACACGCCCCCCGTAGCCTCGCAAGACAGAGGAGAGCGGACCGTGATCATCTGGCCCTTGAGCTTCGTGAGCATCTCGCCTGTGATGACGTCACCACGCTTGAACTTGCCCACGTCCTTGGCGAGCACGCGGTCGACGACGTGCTCGTCGGCCTTCTCGACCCTGCCAAGGCGGGTGCCGCAATCGCTCATCGTCACCTTGAGCGTCGTCGCCGGGTTGCTGAGCTGCTTCGTCAGGGCGCCCGGCCCCGAGACGGACTGCGACTTGTCGATCATGCCCTTTCGCTGGGCATACATGTGCTGGAAGTACTCGCTCGAGCTCAGGCCCTCCGAGTAGTTCCCGCGCACGGGCACGGGCATGACCTTTTGGTTGTGATCGAGCATCAGGCCGACGGACCCAACCATCTGCTTGAGCTGGTGGACGCCAGGCTTCGAGTAGCCCGAAGCGATCATGTCCGATAGGTTGTTCGTCTCGCCGCCAGAGTTCTTCCCCATCGACCCGAGCGCGCCGACGACCTTCGAGTCCACGGCGGCGTAGATCTCGATGATCCTCTTGTCCTTCTCCTCCGCGGAGAGCTTGCGGTTGCGACGCACGGCGTCGGCCTTTTTGTCCGCCGCCATGTAGAGCTGGCGACGCTTGGAGTCGAGGACCTTGAGGTCGGACAGGATGAAGCTCGAGCCCGAAAGGTAGGCGTACTTGCGACCGAGGTGCTTGAAGTGGTCCGTCGCGTCCCTGAACGCCTTGGGGCTCTTCTTCTCGAGCCTCTTCAAGACACGCTCAATGCCCTTCTTGTCGAACGTCGCCTGGAAGTCCCGAACCTCTCGGGGCAAGCCCATGTTGACGATGACCTTGCCGGCCGTCGTGCGTTCGCGCCTGCCGTCGATCTTGACCGAGATGATATCGGTCCACTTGATCTTGCGAGCTTCAGCATCCCTGATCGCAGCGCGCGGGTCGATGTAGGACTTGGACGTGGTGCGCCCAAGCCGCGTCAGCTTGTAGACGCCCAGCGAAAACTCACGCGTGAGCTGAGGCATGAGCTTCTTACGCTTCGTGCCCGGGGCGAACGCGTTGTTCGAAGGCAGCATGGCCTCCGCCTCGCGATTCGCCTCATCACTCACAGGAACGTGGATGCCTGCCGTATCGCCGTCAAAGTCGGCGTTGAGACCACCCAGTACCTCAACGGGCGTCCTGACGGCGTACCCGGGGACGAGCTTGGGCTTGAACGCCATGATCGAGAACTTGTGCAGCGTCGGCGCGCGGTTGAGCAGCACGTGCCGCTCCTTCATCGCACGCTCGAGCGCCTCTCTCGCCATGGTCGAGCGGTCTTCCCACTCCTTCTTCGCCGTCAACGGGGTCATGCCCGATCGAATGAGCTCCTTACGCCCGAAGGTGCCAAAGATGTCCCAGGCCATCTCCTCGGGGATGCCCACCTCATCCATGGAGAGCTTGGGGTCCGGCTCGATCACGCCCGTGCCGGAGTTCTCCTGCCGGCGACGGAGGAGTTTGCGCTGGAAGTAGCCACGCTTCGGCGTGCTGCCAGCGATTGTGGCGGCGATGCCCTTGACGTCCGGCTTGTCGACGAGCCCTTGCGAAAGGCCCGTCACGCCCGACAATCCGTCGTAGAGCTTCGACCTCATCTTCTGGGCCTCGTCCACGAGGCCCGGACGCTTCGAGATCTGCTTGAGCTGGTTGTTGGCGAGGATCGTCTCTCGGTAGTGCTCGTTGATGTCGCTGATGTGCAGGTCACCACCGGGCATGTCGAAGACAGGTCGCATCGCAGGAGGGATGATGGGCATCGTCGACACGACCATCTCACCAAGCTTGACGCCCTGCTCTCGGAAGTTGATCAGAATGCGCGCCTCCTTGTGAAGCTTGTTCAGCTTCGTGCCGCGCGCCCCCTTCGACTCCTTCGCGATCTCGTCGATACGCTTGTCGACGTCGATCTTGTCGAGCATCGACTTGATTGCCTTGCCGCCAAACTTTGCTCCGCTCGTGCCGCCCGGCACGACCTCTCCGCCCAGCACGCCCTTCGTGCCTTTCATGATCGCTGAGAAGTCCGAACGCTTCATGCCGGTCACCGCGAGGATGGAATCCTCAAAGGTGGGGTGCGGCATGGGCTCGGCGAGCTCAATGTGGGACCAACGATCGCCCGCGAGGCCACCCGTGACGTTGAGATCGAAGATGCCGCCCTTCTCCTCCTTGATGTCCTTCGCGCGCAAAGCCTTCGCGTCCTTGACCTCGCCGTTCGAGATCTTGCGCACGTCCTTGTCGAGGAACGGGGTCATCTTGACGATGCCCTTGTCGTCCTCGCTCAGGTTGACGCCCATGCCGCGCAGCATATCGACGAATTTCTGGCTCGAGGCGGGCACCTTGGGCGCAGGCATGTACGTCCCATTCTCGATGGAGCGCCATGCCTCGAAGTTGCGATCTCCCTTGAAGCCGTACATCTCCTTGAGGTTCGCGTGCGCGCCGTGCGAAAGCAGCGCGTACATGACGTTCAGACCCACGGCACGCCCCCCACCCGCGGAGGGCTGGCCGTCAAGGCCATAGCTCTCGCCGATGCCAGCACCACGCGAGCTCATCTTCTTCGAAACCTGGTGCTCGAGCTTGAGGGTGTAGTGGTGGCCCGTCAGGACGTTCTCGATCTCGGTGCCAGTCTCAGGGTCGATCAACGAGCCGGAGTCCTTCAGGCCTCTCTTCTTGAGCTCCTTGAGGATCTTGTCTCGGTGATCGGTACCGAAAGGCTTCGCCACGAAGGGCTTCTTGTCCTTGAGCGCGATCTTGGACGCCGTCGTCTCCATGACCTGCCCGAGGTTCATGCGCCCCGGCACCGTGTCGGGGTTCATGAGCAGGTGCATCACCTCCCCGTCTGGGTTGCGAGGCATCTCGGAGTTGGGGACGATCTTGGTGATCGTACCCTTGTTGCCATAGCGCCCGACGAGCTTGTCACCCACCTTTGCCTTCTCCTCGGTGGCAATGACGATCAGGACCTCATCGTTTCGGTACGTCACCTCCTCGATGACGCCCTCCTCCGACTTGTCCCACTCGACAGAGGCGTCCCTGAAGTCGCTCATCAGGGACCTCGAGACCGACGCGAGCCTTTTCGACACCGTGTCCTGCTCGATGCGACGCATCTTGACGACCAAAGGCTCACCGCGCTTGATCTTCTGGCCCACCTTGATGACGCCACGCTCGTCGAGCTTGTCGATCACGTCGCGGTTGTAGGACATGGGGAACTGCGCAGTGTACTTGCCACGGTCGAGAATCTCCCCCTCCCGCATGCTGACGATACGTTGGTGCGCATGCATCGAAGTGAGGAGCCTCGAGCCCTCCTCGGAGATGACGACGCCGTCCTCGTGGTTGTAGCCCTTGTACGGGATGTAGGCGGTCCGAAGGTTGACGCCGAGCGCGAGCTTGCCGCCCTTGGTGTAGTTCGACTCGCCGAGAACTTGGTCCTTCTTGACCTTGTCGCCCTTCTTGACCGTGACCTCTACCGAGTCGTAGTTCGACTCGTTGAGCCAAAACTTGTGCGGGACCTCAACCTCGTGCTTCTTGCCATCCTTGTCTTTGATGACGACCTCATCCTCAGACACGGAAAAGACCGTCCCGCTGACGGGCGACCGCGGCAGGGATCCACGACCCATGATGTCTTCGATCGTCTCGTCCGTGTTCTCGTGAAGGGCCGCCTGCACGAGTGGCTCCTCACGGTACTTCAAGGGCTTGGCTTGGGACTGCATCTTCGCAGCCGTCATGCCACGCGTACCGTTGTTGTGTGACAGGAACGGGGCCCCGAGCGTGTTCACGCCGAACAGATCGGTCGCACGCCTGATCGCGTACTTGACCTGGGAGGGGTCGACCATGTCGATCTTGCCCATCCGCGAGACTTTGATCTTGCGCCCCTTGAGGCGCTTGGCCTTCGGGTCCCAAAACTCGGAGAACGCCACGGCCGAGGCGTAGAACTCGCGGTGGTCGACCTCGACGATTTTCTTCTTCTTGACGTCCCACACAGACCTGACGAGGTCCCGGCCCTTCTTGGTCACGCCCACGGCAAGGTGCAGCGTAGTGCCGATGTTGGTGCCTTCGGGCGTGTGAACAGGATCGATGAATCCCATGTGAGACGGGTTGAGCGCCCTCGTGGCCCTCGTGACAGCGTGGTCGTTCGCGATGCCGCCTTCGCCCCTCGTCGTAATCTCGGTGTGAGACGACATCACGTCCATGGGGTTGTTCTGCTTGGGCACACGAGCAAGGGCCGTCTGCGTGAACGTGGACTCCACGCCCGACGAGAAGAGATGCTTGCCGACAACGTCTGTGACCTTTTGAGCCTTGGGAAGTCGACGGTTCAGGTGACGCGTGATCTTCGACCGCATCTGTCGCGACTCGAGCCTCTCGATCATGAAGTCCGCGATGTCGAAGAATCCAGCGTGGTTCAGGTTGTCGGTGTCGTGCTCCTCGACGTCTCCGCGCTTGACCTCGAGCAGCCTCTTGGACGCAATCAGCATGAGCTTCGGGGAGATCTTGTCTGTCGGCTGGCCGAGGAGACGATCCATGTTCCCGGGGTCGAACGACGAGTCGTCGTCGAAGTAGGACTTGATCCACGCCACTCTGCCGGCGACGCCCTTTTCGGCGGGCGGGTCGGACTCGTAGCGCAAGAACTCGTAAAGCGCCTCGATCGCACCCTTGGAATCATTCGCTCCACGGCCCGAGAGCTGCGCCTGGAACGAGTCGGCCCCAAGTGCGCGCCTGAGGGCCTCTGGCTGCATGCCAAAGCCCGTCAGCAACGCATACAAGCTGATATGCTTGCCGCCGAGCTGAACCTGAATGACGTCCGAAGACGGCTTGATCACGATCTTGAACGAGCGCCCCTCTCCGGTATTGAACCAGGCCGAGTACCCACCATCGTTGTGGCCACGCACGTAGACGCCCGGGAGCAGCCTCTTCTGGATCGGGAACGAATACTCCGACCCCTTGACCACGTAGGTTCCGCGGCTCGTGACTTCGGGCAGATCAGCGAGGTTGACGTCGGCCCTGTCGATGACCTTGCCCCCCCGCTCGAGTGAGATGTTCGCTCGCACGCGGCTGGTGTAGCTCATGCCAAGGCTTTTGGCGCGCTTCTGGCGCGTCACCGCGCTGCCCTTACCGCCTTTGGTCACGTCGATCGAGTTAACCTTGAGCGAGGTGCCCTTGACGGTGACCCCGAGCTTGCGCTTGAAGTAGTCGAACAGCCTACGCTTGAGATCCTCGTGCGCTTGACGGGGCCTTGACATGCTTCATCTCTCTTAGAACGTGTAATTGCCCTGCGCGACGGACGCTTGCCTACGGGGCGCGTCCTCATCATCAATGCGCACCACCCACTCAACGTACACGTAGGCGACGCCCTCGCGCGAATCGATTGACCTCAGGGGGCTGAAGTTGGCGGGCATGCAAATGTCGTCACGCTCGACATCGAGCAACAACAACATCAGATCTTGGTACTCGGTCCGATCGTCGTTGCTCGCCGACCCCAAAGGGATGCGAAAAAGACGAGAGTGGTAGTGAATATCTGCCTTTGCGAACACCTTGGCCTGAATCTGGGCCTCGATGCTCTTGGGCACGGACCCGCGCGGCGGTAGCTTCCCGATCATACCCTACTCAACCTCGCGATTTCGTTCCGCATCTCCTTGCAGTCATCGTCCGACAACACGCAACTGTACCATCTGGACCCAACCCTGATCGCAAGGCAGACCAAGCCACCCCTGAGCTCAAATCGCCACCTTCTCAACCTTTCAACTCCTTCTGGGTGGCTTTTGCTGGGGCGAAGGCCTCATGTCAATGACAGGCTTGACCTTCGAGCCCCCCGAGCCACCCATTTGCGACAGGAACTTACTAACCCTCATGGCCAGCAACTGATCCTCCTGAATCAACATACCGAACACCCTCTCACGTTTCGCGGCGGGCATCATCAGCAACTTGTTGGCCATGTCCTCGGGGCTGGCCGACTCTTCGCGGAGCTGGTCGAGTTCGCTAGCCTCTTCCTCAAGAGCATTGCCCACGCCGGAGCGCCCATCGAGCTCCTCAAGGCGCGCCTCGATCTGCGCCGCAATGTCCGGGCTCTCCTTCGAGACATCGACGAGAATCGCCTCGGCCTCCTCTCTTGGAAGCTCCTGCAGCTGACGCGCCATGTCGTCGATAAAGCTAGGCGTCGCGATGTCCTCAGACTGGTTTTCCGTCACCTCGGCATGAATGCCCTTCTGGTTGGCCTCCGCCTCGTACTTTTGGGCCCTAGCCTTATCCAGCACCTCTTCGGTGGAGGGCTCTTGCGCCGCTTCGGCTTTCTGCTCCTCGATCTGGACCTTGGCCTCGTTCGCAGACATGCCGCCCTCGCGAAGCGACTGCTCCTCGGCTGCGGCCGTGTTGTTCTGGTCCTCAAGCAACGTCTGGTATCCAGACCCCACGGACTCGGCTTGGACCTGAGCGCCCGTGGACTTGAGCATCGCGATGGTCTGACCAACTTGGCGGATACCCTCCACCTCGGAGATGGACCTGGCCTCGCGCTTGATCTTGTCGTGCTCCTCGTCCCAGCTGAGGTCGAATCGTTCGAGCACCTCCGCCCAGCTCACCACGTTCATCTGGGCGAGGCTGACCATGAGCTGCATCATCTGAAGGTCATCCGACATGCGGAACGGCTTCATCTTGACAGACTCACAGGCTGGCACGTCCGCATAAGACATGACCTGACGACGCACGAAATCGAGCACCTTCGCCACGGCGCGAGCGTACGGCATGAGCGCGTTCTCGAGCATCCTGAGCTGGACAGAGCCGCCCGACCAAGACATCGAGTCGGAGAGGAAGCCTTCGGGCATGCCCGTGGAACCGATGATCTCCTTGATCGCAAGCTGTCGCTGCTGCGCCGTGTTGAACCTCGCCGCATCGCCACCAACCTCGCTCACGGCCACGGGGAAGGGGCTCGTGATCACGGAGTTCTTGTCGCGACGCCAGCCGTGCAGCGCACGCTCCATGAAGAGGTTGAACCTACGCAGCGAAATCGTACGCATGGGATCTTGGCTCGTCGCGGCCGGGTACACGAATCGCACCGGCAACGACCTCTCGTTGGCGGCGGACTCGTCAGCCTTCTTGAAGATCTGGTTCAGGTAGGCATCCTTCAAGCCCGCGAGCGTGATCGGGTCGCCCCAGCCAAGGGACATGGGCTGGCTGAGTGACGGCTCCTTGAGGTGGAGGAGGTTGTTCTTGCCGAACCGGACCTTCTTTTTTTGCAAGGCGGCTTGCACATAGGTCCACGGCGTAGCGTCGATGATGTCGCGGTGTGGCTTGCCTCCGCGCGCGACGGCCTGCTTGATGTCCTTGGAAGGCTCGTAGTCGTAGCAAACCCAGCCAGACATAGCCGCCGTCTTGATCGCCATGTTCTGCGGCATCAGGCGGACGAGCCTCATGCCCTTCGCGCGCCTGAGCAGTTCGTCACGAGGCTTGAGCACAGCGTGGGTCTTGCACGATGAGCAAACACCGTGGAACTGGTTGCCCCTGATCGTGTAGTGGACCTTGCCGGCGCGGTTGTCATGACCACAGTTCTGACACTTGTAGAACCTGATGAACGGCCTGTGCACCACGTAGAACGCATTGCCGTAGCCGAAGTAGTCGAGACCCATCTCCTCGATGTGATGGTAGATGTCGAGGGTGTTCTCGAACAAATCCTTCCAGTGCTCCACCGCAGCCGGAGTCTTCGCGTCGACGTTGATGTGCGTGATCGGGTAGCGAGCGAGCTTCTTGACGATCGGTGCAATCTGGGGGTGCTGCGTCGCAAAGACGAAGCACATCTGGAGCATCTTGCGACGGTCCTTCGGGAGCCTAGTGGAGGCAATATCGAGGAAGGGGTCGGGGTAGGAGTGCCTCCTGAGCCCGAGCTTCGATCCGTCTAGCATCAATCATCTCCCTCGGAGGTCATCTCCGACACGTGCGCCCTGATCAGCATGAGCCGCTCAACCTGAGCAAGGACGCTCTGCGGCCAGTCCAGAGTACCTGACGACATGCACTCACGAACATCGTTTTGAAACGAAGCAACCTTCGGGTCCATGCGAAGAAGCCTCGCCGAAAAGGGCCCATTACAGAACGTAAGCTCCTCGGGCAGACAGGCAAGCCCCGACGTCAGGCAAGACGCTGCGACATAGGCCGCGACCTCCGAAGAGAAGGACATCTCGGGCTCGTAGTACTTGCGCACGATGGCGACGACTGCTGCCATCTCGTGGGGGGCGGACTGCTGGACCAACGACCAGTTGGGCTCGCGCCCCGAATAGGCAGCGCACACCTTCTCAAAAACCATCGGATCATCGAAGAAGCGAGGCGTCGTCTTCAGCACGCGGTCCGACAAAAGCTGATGCAACACGACGGGCTCAGGCTCCTCGCCATACCTCGACTCGATCTCTGCCCTGATCACCTCGGGCTCCCAGTCGAACCACTCCCGCCCCCAGAGCCTGACGGCCTCCAGGGCACGCCTCACGGGGTGCGTGTCAACATCTAGCATCGGATCATCCGACGCAGACGCGCGCTTGTCTTGAAGCTCCTCAAGGCCCGCGTCCTCCATGAACGTCGACTTCGTAGGCAAGCTAATGTTGCGATCGTGGGTCGCTTTCTGCGCCGCCATCGAGTCCTTGAGGGCGGACTGCATCGACCCGACCTCTTCGGTTGGGATCGTCTTGATGCGCCTTTTGACCCCACCCACGGATAGCTTGAGCTTGAGGCCCTTTTGGCCAGGCCTCGGCGACACCTCCTGAACCACGCCGGCCTCATCCGGGCCACCATGCGCCCCTAGGTTGGTAGATGGACCAACGTAGGGGCCCGGAGGGCGGAGGTCGATGGTCTTGCCGATGTTCGGCATTTGGCCACCGAGGATACCAAGGTCCTCGGCGACCTTCTGCTTATCCTCCTCGAACCAACCCTCATCGTCGAAGCCATCCGACTCGATCACACCATCATCGGGCAGGTCGTTGTCGAACGCCCGCTCGAGCTCAGCATGTTTGGGCTCATCATCCCAAGTGAGCACATCATCGTCCTGATAGGGCGAATCAGGCAGAAACGAGCCGTGCGCCGCTGGGCCGTGCGTGATGCTGACACCTTGGCTCATACCAGGCGGGCGGGGCATAAACTCCCCGAAGATGTTGTCGCTCATTTCATGCCTCAGTGTGTTCAGCTACCCAGGATCTCCTCGACGAGCTTGCGCTGCCGCATCGGGAGGGTCGGGATCACCGCGTCGGGGTCGCCCTTGATCTGGTCGAGCGTATCCGAATCGAAGTATTCGTCGAGCTTCGAGAGGTCGGCCTTCGCCCACTTGGCCTCCTTGACGAAGGGCGCGAGCAGAGTGTCGACCGGGTCGAGAATCGTACGACCCCACTCATTACGGATGCCAGAGTCAACGTCAAGCTGCTCGAGCAGCGAGGCTGTCTTCGCAACGGCGTCGAAGTCGTCCATGTTCAAGATGCCGCCACGGATCTTCTCCAGGCGGGAGAGGTACATGGGGGCGTTCTGGGCGAGGGCGAGAATGCGACGACGCTTTTCGATGTGGCGCTCCCACTCGGGGTTGAGTCCGCAATCCATGTACGGCATGTGAGACGCATCCTTCTGGTGCGCCTCAAGCTCCGCAGAGATCTCAAGGCTCTTCTCGAGCCGCTTCGCCGGAGACCACTCAGACGCCCTCTTAACGAACGCATCTGCCCGGTGAGCTGGGTCGTGCTCGACGCTCGCCACCTTGCCCATGTCGCTCGCCAAGCTCGTGACGTAACCGTCCGGCATGCGGACACCCCACGCGTCGCGTGCACTCTTGAGCGCCCCGGCGATGTCGAGCAGAGCCTGCTTCTCGAACACGCCGCGAGAGGCCTGCGCCAAGAAGTACATCGACGAAGCGAGGGCATCAGAGGGCGTGCCCGTGGGGTAGGCAACCTTCACTTGCCCCTCGTGGAGGAACTGCGCCACGTGGCCCGTGGCCTCGCCGCGGCCGCCAACGCTCGGGGGCTCGATCGCATCGGGCCAGTACGCCGCGATCTTGTCCTGCCAGAAGAACCCAGGGTCATCCTGATGATCGATGACGTCCCAGCTCTGCAGGTTCGCCGTCTTGTAGAAGGGGATCTCGCTCATGGTCATGGTCTCCGTGCGTGAAGAGGTACAAAAGGTCGTCGTAGGTCAGCCCATTTGCAAAGTAGTAACTCACCTCGAAGACGGACTCAAAGATCAGTCCCCGTCGAATGTATCGTACCTCGCAGCGAACTGCCGCGTCCTCTCCGCATACCTTCGTCGCGAACGGGGCCAGCTCCTTCTCCACCTCGCCGGGCGGCAACTCGGGGTCGAAGTAGCCGAGCAACACCCACGCGCCAGACGTGGCTTCGTATGCCGATGCCTCAAGGACCCGATACGTCATCGGACGGACGTGCTTCATCCTGATCACTCTCGAAAGGTTCCGACCCGTGCACCGGGCACCTCGTAACGCCACCATCCACGGTAGTACGCCTCCCGCACTGGGGGCACGTATCCATGTGGATCGTCTTCACGGCCAGCTTATCCATCCCTGACTCCCTTGAGTAGCTTCCTCAAACCAACACTCGGCACGAACCTGACCTTGAGCCTCCTGCCGTTCAGGACCTCACCCACCCCATTTGGGATGTTGGACACCCTGGGCTTGAGGATCTCAGGCCTGATCGTCACGAAGTTCACGAGCCTGATGATCTTACCTTGCGCAAGAGCCCTTTTCGACACGTCACAAAAGGCGCTCAAAACCATGTCGATATGGGCCTGCTTCACCTCGCCACCCATGTGATGGTAGATCTCGTGTATCAACTGCCTGCGAGCAAGAGCCGCAGACTCGTCGATGTTGTCCTCTACCTCTTTGGGTACAGACATAGTTAGCCTCACATCCTGAACTTGACACGACGAGCACGCTGGTTCATTCGGTCATCGTGGTCCTCTCGCGCCTTTCGGGCGCTTTGGACAGACTGTATAGCTACGATCTTGCCGGCAAGGCTAGGCTCGCCAAGCGACAACAAGTCGAACGACTTGCCTACGACCATGTTCGTCACGACCGAATCGAGAAAGGTGGGCGCCGCCGTCTTGGAGAGGACCTCGTTGAGAGACCGCATTGGGAGCTCACGTCGCTTCTTCTCGGTCACCGTCAGCGTCACACCCGGCACTTCTTTGCCGGTGAGCGTCCAAGACGTGAGCTCACGATCACGGTCCTGATCCATCTCGATGAAGTGGTACAGATCCGCACCGCGACTGATGTTCGAGAACACCACGCCGTCGATGGGGTGGCCGTCGCTGCCCTCATGCTTGGTGCGCACCGCGGCCTTGACCTCGATCTTCTTGCCCTCGGCCTCGATGTCCCATGCCGCGCCCGGCGGCGCCAGCTTGGCGTCGATGCCCTTGAGGCGCAGCCTCTTGAGCACGCGCTCCTCCGCCTTGGTTCCCTCTTCGGTCCTTTTGCTGTGCGGAGTCTTCATGGGTCAGCCCTTGCGCTTGTATCCGCCGAGCATGGCGGAGTATTCATCCTGCCCCACCATACCATTGACGTGCAGTGGCCCACCGGAGACGACGTCGCTGATCTTCGACTGCCCCTTCTCGAGCAGTTTCCTGGCCAGGTCGACGGTCATCTCAACGTCGTAGAGCGCGCGGTGCGCTTCTCCCGTCGACTCTCCCACGAAGTGCTCGTAAAGACGCTCGAGCTTGCGGGACTTGAACTCGCTCTTGGGCACCCACCTGTTCGCAAGGTCCTGCGTGCAGATCTCGTGGAGCTCAGGCCACTCGAGGTTGGCCCACCCAAACCAGAACTTCGAAAAGCGCACGTCGAACGCAGAGTTGTGACCCGCGACCGCGACGCACCCCTCCAGCGAGTCGAGCATCTTCTGCGCGACCTCCACCCAGGGGATCCCCTCCCGCTGGCACTGCTCGTAGGTGATGCCGTGAACCTCGACAGCGCGAGGGTGAATCGGGTGCTCCACCTTCACGATGTGGTTCGCACGCTCGATCACCTTCAGGTCGTCACCCTCGGTGACGACCCAGCCGGCCTCGACGATTTCGCAGTTGGGCGACGGGGCAAAGCCCCCGGTCTCGTAGTCAAACCACAGGATCTTCACAGGCCAGCCCTCTCCCACATAGTCTTGAGATTCAAAGGCTTGAGCGGCCCCGCAGGCATCTTGAGCCCGAGCATGTATGCACAGGCCTCGACGAACGAGGGGCGCGACCGAAAGAAGGGATTGCCACGAGCCAGCGTCATGAACAGATCCCCGGCGGCCGCCGCGTCGTACTCTGCGCGGTGGGCCTCAGGGAGGGGTAGCCCCAGCTCCTCGGAGAGAAGCTCGAGCTTCGCCTTGCCTTGGCGCAGCCTGCCCTCGTCGATCTCGTTCAGCGCGAGCAGCATGCTGCACCATGTTGGCGGCATGTTCACGTGAGCCCCATGGCGCGCCAGCGTGTGCCTGATCATCGGCTGATCGTACCCGTCGTTGTGTGCGATCAGAACGTCGAACGACTCGAGGTGCTCCTTGATCTCGTGCGCGACCTCCGAGATCTCTGGCGCGTCGGCCCACGCCTCCTCGGGGATCTTGTGGACCGCCTGAGCGCCGGGGCTCATCGGACAGTCGGGCTTGACCATCCACGTCTTCGCGTTCGTAAACGACTTCGAAGCGAGGTCGTACTCGAGAACACCGATCTCAACCGGACAATCGCGCTCGACGTCGAGCCCCGTGGTCTCGAGGTCGAACACGCCGATCTTGGCCTGGTACCACGGGATGTCCGGCAGGGACGCCGCGTCCGGGCCAAAGCTCCTCACCTCGGCGTGTCGAACCACGACCTGGCCCAGCCCCATGCCATCAGCAATGTAGTGGGCCTTGAGCCTTGCCGCCGCCTCGCTAGGCGCCGTCACGTTGAGAATGAACGGCCTACGGGGACGCGGCGGCTTGTTGTAAAGGTGCTCGTAGTACCCACGCCTCGTCTCGACCATCACGAGATAGTCCACATCTCCTCCTTTTCCTCACTGACACACACGACACGAATCTCACCGATCTTGTGGTCCCCATAGGGGGTCTTGCAGGCCTTCGCCCACTTTGCCCAAGCCTGCCAATCGCCCTTCGACCACACCGGCAGAGTGTAGGGCAGGGCGAGCCCCATTGCCTGCCCGACGACGGACATGAGGCGGAACGAGTCGGCGACGCCAAGCCCCTCGCCCAGCACATCGACAACCCAAAGCTCGCCGTTGGCGATCACGTATTTACACTCGAGCGCTTCGATGTTGGCGCTGAGCATGACCCGCGCGAGCATCTCGGCCTTCTGCTGGTTCGTCGGGATCCCGTCTATGGTCAGGGACTGCCCCCCGGCGACGAAGTCCTGCTTGAACTCGGCCTTGAACGTGCGCCGCCTCGAGCCAGGGACCAAGATCGCCACACAGGTGTCCGGGTCGTGGGTTTCATCAAACATCTTTGTCCTTGATCGCATGGTCTCGCATGAACTTGGCGACGTTGTAGTCTACGGGCATAGCCTCGCTCGTCTCATGTATATCGCTGCCCATGACGATGAAGCTTCGGCCGTATCCTCGAGCGATGTGAACAGCACCATCGTAGTTGCTCATGCCGATTGGCCA